AACTACTAATGGAATATGATTACAATGTTGAAGGAGTGGCTATTTTGTGGCTAAATGCCAAGACAAGGACAGCCGGAAAGGGTGGGGCAATACAAGGCATTGGTTGGCAGTTGCTGACCAGAACACTTAAAGAAAGCGAGCAAGATTGGCAGACATTTCAAACAACATTCTTACTCTGGAAGTCAATAAATGAGGACATTAAGCCTAAGCGCACATCTTATCAAATAACACATCAGAAGAATGAAGGATAAAAAAGACATCAATGGGTAGTTCAGTTGTATCATGTATCCATCACCTAAAGCTTGCTGATGAGTATGCAAAGGACTTTGTTAGGCAGAACCCTGGAACAAGAGGTGCGACAATATTTGCCAATTATTCGTTAAAGCTAAATTGGATACTTAGAGATGTTGTAACTTACCCACACTTCGGAGATGATGTACGGGAAGGGATGAGAAAGGAGATTGCATCAGATGCATTTTCGTATGACTCTCTGACTGAAAAGATGGCACTCCTTAACCCAAACCAACGTGAGGAACTTGATGAACTGTTAAGCGATATTCTTAGAGGAAAAACAATTGAAATAATAATAAAATGACTCCTTACGAACTCTGGCAACTTGAAACTTATGGCAACTATTACCAAGAAGATGAAACGCAACATGATGTTGAACCGGTTTTGGATTAAATGCCGACTCTGCAAATCTTTATACACAATCACACTTAAAAAACAAAGCTTATGTCCGAAATGCCGTTGCCTAAATGGGGTGACCTCACCACAAACGAAAGACACAAACTCCTTGGAGAGTTAATTGATGCCATGATTTATCATGGAGAAGCCGTACAACACCTACAATTAATAGTAGAAAAGTTTAAAATGTTGGGTTACGTTAAGTCTATTATTTTACCAGAAAACGATGAAATATGAACGTACAAGAAAAAGCATCTTGGTTAGTTTTAAGGTATATGTCTAAAGTTGTTAGTATGAAACTTGCTAAAGAATGTGCAACAATAGCAGTTGATGAGATTATGACTGTCATTGATTGGGATGTAGAATATTGGAAAGAAGTTAAACAAGAGATAGAAAAGCTATGATACTAAGAGACTACCAGGAGGATATTAGTGATAAAGCGGTTAGTCTACTAAATAAGTATAGAATTGCATACTTAGCAATGCAGGTCAGAACCGGCAAGACTCTTACTGCTATGGCAACGGCCCACAAGTTTGGTGCTAAGTCAGTCCTATTCGTTACTAAGAAGAAAGCCATTGGTGATATTGTCAACCAGTTTAGTGGGAGTGAAATTAAGATGGGCATATATGTAACCAATTACGAGCAACTTGGTAATGTGCATGAGTCATTTGATCTTATCATAATTGACGAGGCGCACAGCTTGGCTGCCTATCCAATACCATCAGCAAGAACAAAAGACTTAAAGCGCATTTGCTTTGGTAAGCCTATAATCTACCTTAGTGGTACGCCAAACCCAGAGTCATTCTCTCAACTTTATCATCAGTTCTGGGTCAGCAGCTACTCACCATTTGACCACTACCCTAACTTTTACAAATGGGCCACGCAATTTGTGAGTATAAAGAAGATGAAGATAAATGGTCAGTCCTTTAATAACTACGATTCCGCAGACAAAAAGATGGTTATGGATTTATGTGGACATCTCTTTCTTTATTTCACTCAAGAGGAGGCAGGCTTTGAGTCACTTGTAAACGAACACATCCATCACGTTGAGATGCTTGAGTCAACCTATACGCTTGCAAATAGGCTTAGGATTGACAAGATTGTTAGGAACAAAGATGGCCAAGTTATACTTGGAGATACTGCTGTCAAGTTATTGCAGAAGCTACACCAAATATATAGTGGAACGGTGATTGTTGATGAACCGGAAAGGATGGCAAAGGTTGTTGATTACTCAAAGATTGAATACATTAAAGAAAAGTTTAATGGGTTAAAGATTGCCATATATTATAAGTTCATCGCAGAGGAGATGGCAATAAGATACATTTTTGGGTCTGATAGAATTACTACTGAAGCTACTGTGTTCAATGAGTCAACTAATTTAATATTTATATCACAGATACAATCTGGTAGGGAAGGAGTTAACATCTCATCAGCAGATGCGCTAATATTCGTAAATATCGACTTTTCAGCAGTAAGTTACTGGCAAGCAAGGGCAAGGATACAAACCAAGGATCGGGTTAAAGAGGCTAACATACATTGGATATTTAGCAAGGGAGGCATTGAGGATAAGATATATAAGGCTGTAATGAACAAGAAAGACTACACCACATATCATTTTAAAAAAGATTTTAATATATGAAAATCTCAATATACTTCCTAACAATAATTTATTTTTTCGTTGTATCTATTCCCATATTTATCATTATTTTTATCGTCTCACACACATTTTATGTTATTAAAAACTTAATGCGTCATAAATCACACTTTTAAGCACTTATTTGTGTATTTTATCACACTTTTAGCACTTTAATAAAATGTAAAATACCTTTTTAAAATAAAAACAACTAAACTATGTATCAAAAAAAGACTAACTCAATAAAAGAGTACATTATTGGCAACCAATCAAGGAAAAATGTTAGATGGTTACTAAAAGAAAACAAATGGTTGTTCGAAATTCAAACAAAAATATGGGCATCAGAAGAAATGTTTGACTTGTATTACCCAAGCTATGAGTACGTTAAGTTTAATGATAAAGGAAGTAATCCGGATAAAACTAAAATAAAATGACTCACGGATCACTATTTTCAGGTATCGGAGGATTTGACTTAGCTGCTGAATGGATGGGATGGGAAAACAAATTTCATTGTGAATGGAATACATTTGGGCAAAAAGTCTTACACCATTACTGGCCTCAAGCTGAACAATTTACAGACATTAAAAAATCTAACTTTACTAAATATGCAAACAGAATTGATATTCTCACAGGAGGATTCCCTTGTCAACCATACTCAAGTGCAGGCAAAAGACTCGGAAAAGAAGATGACCGACACCTCTGGCCGGAAATGCTTAGAGCAATTCGAGAGATTCAACCGCGTTGGGTTGTGGGCGAAAACGTTCGCGGACTTACTAATTGGAATGGAGGGGTGGTATTCGATGAAGTGCAAGCTGACTTGGAAGCTGAAGGCTACGAAATTACACCGTTTCTACTTCCAGCTTGTGCCGTCAACGCCCCACATCGTAGGGACAGAATCTGGTTTGTTGCCCACTCCACTCGCACAAGCGAGAGAACAAACCAACTTCGAGGCATACAATCAGAGGATGGAGAGATTAGTGGACAAGGGTCACAAACCATTCACGATGCCTTTAGATCAGATGGCATTGAGGGGATTACTTCCAACTCCAAGAGCGCTTACAATAGAGGAGAATTTGGAAACTTGGCAGAAAAGGATGGACAAGAGGATAGAAAATGGGATGACCACAATAAGTCCAAATCTCCACATATTGGCAATGAGGGGATTACTTCCAACACCAACAGCAATGGACTCAACAAATGCAACAGCTACGATGAAATCAACACAAGTGAAAGAAGGTTCAATGCATTCGGTTACACTAACAAGAGCAATGGCGATGGGTATGTTACCAACACCGAATGCACAAGATTGGAACACTGGAACGAAACCCGAAACTTATCAAGCGAGGAAGGAAAGACACGCAGAGAAAGGAGTGAATTTACAAATGAGTTTGAGACAAATGGCAATGGGGAGTGCAATGCTGCCAACTCCGATGGCATTGGATTGTGGGGACAAGGTGATAGGATTGGAGAATCAAGATTCATTGGTAAAAATGACAAGAGAAATTACTGGCAAAACTTCCCAACTGTCTCCCCAATTTGTAATGGAAATGATGGGATTCCCGACAGATTGGACTCTATTACCTTTCCTAAATGGCGAAACGAGTCAATCAAAGCAGGAGGAAATGCAATAGTTCCACAAGTAGTTTATCAGATATTTAAATCAATTGAACAATATGAAAGAATCAGCACTCCAAACAAAAATAGTTAAGCGACTTAAAGAGCATGGGTGGTTTGTCACAAAGCTGATTAGCACCTCAACACCTGGCATCTGCGACCTTATGGCTATTCGCAGAGGGACAGTCATAATGCTTGAGGTTAAGACTGACACCGGAGTTGTGTCTGAACTGCAACAGTACATGATTGACAAGATTAACGCAATGGGCATATTTGCTCGCGTTGTTAGGGATGTCGCTGATGTGGATGTGTTTTGCTATAAACTACAATAATTATGAACTACTTACAACTCGGCATCAATACTATTGCTGTAAACGAAAATAAGCAGGCTATTTTTCCTTGGAAGGTCTACCAAGAGGAAATGATAAAGGAAGAAGAATTAGCCCGTCAAATGGCAGATAATAGGGCAAAAGGAGTGGCCATTATTTGTGGGGCTGTGAGTGGTAATCTTGAGGTAATTGACATTGATACAAAGTATGAGACCTATAACCTTTGGAATGCAATCAAAGGGGCGATTCCGCAAGAACTGTATAGCAAATTACACATCGTAAAAACAAGAAGCAATGGCAAACACCTCATCTATCAATGCGAGGCAATTGAAAAGAATCAAAAGCTTGCACAGCGACTACCGACATTGGAAGAAGCAAAGAATAACCCTTCCATCAAATCTTATTGCATTATTGAGACAAGGGGAGAAGGTGGATATGTTGTTGCACCGCCTACATCGGGCTACCTCGTTGAACAAGAAGGCATAAATGTTATATCGCTTGATGAACGTGAGGTATTGTTTGAGATTATGCGGTCATTTAACGAAATCTTTGAAGAAGCAATAATTGAGGCACATCAAAGGCCGTCAACCAAGGATTATGGGGTATCGCCATTTGATGATTATAATAGGAGAGGAGATGTGGTTGAGTTGATGGGTAGGAACGGTTGGAGGGTGGTAAAGGAGAATAGTGAGAGGATTTACTTTCTTAGACCTGGCTCAGAGGCAGAGCATAGTGGATCATGGAATAAAGGATTGGGACTATTTAGCGTGTTTAGCGTGAACACACCCTTTATTGTGCAGAAAGGTTATAAACTTGCTGCTGTTTTTGCGATTTTAGAATGCGATGGTGACTTTAAGTTGGCAGCTCGTAAGTTGCTTGATCAAGGCTACGGTGAAAAAAAAACATCCTTCGGTGACAAAGTAGAAAGAGAGTTGTTCGGCAAGAAGAATGATGGTGCAAGTAAAGATGATTTAGTTACCATATTGGTAAAAAAGCATAATAAATCGCTTGATGATGCCAAAGTAATGATTGATGAGCTTGATGCTCGGTGGGGAGATGAGATTTGCACGTTCTGGGATGTTGACGATAAAGGAAAGGCATCAGTCAACAGATATAAATTGCAAGTATTTCTTACCACAATTGGTGGGTTTAGGCTTTACTTTTACGATGAAGGGTCAACCATTTACAGATTGGTTAGGGTAAAGGATGGATTTGTTGAGGAGGCATCAACTGAGCAGATAAAAAGATTTATCAAGGATTATGTGGATAAATTACCCGACTCATTTGATGGTGGGGTAACACCTCAAGACTTACTTGAGTTAATATATAAGGGGGCAACTGTGCTTTTCTCAGATGCTTACTTTGAGTTTTTTGAGAGGGCAGAGTTATCGTTTTTAAAGGATACCAAGAATGAGGGTTTTTTTCCCTTTAAGAATGGTGTAGTTGTGGTTGGAAAAGACCGGATTGAGCTAAAAAGCTATGGCGAACTGGGCAAAGTAGTGTGGAAGTCGCAAGTTATTGACCATTTTATTGTAATAGATACAGAAATAGAGTTACAAAATATAGAATATTTTAGGTTTATTGAACGCATCTCGGACAACGATCAAGATAGGTACATTTATGCTTTGGGTTTAATAGGCTATTTATTACACAATTATAAAGACCCATCTCGCCCATTTTCAGTTATCCTGGCAGAGGAGACAGAGAAGGAAGCCAATGGAGGTGGCACAGGAAAGGGAATATTTGTCAAGGCATTGGGTTACCTTCTCAATATTGTTCGCGTAGATGGTAAGAACTTTAAGTTTGACAAGTCATTTGCATTTCAGAGGGTTGACCTCGATACAAGGATTTTGGCTATTGAGGATACGAGGCGTAATGTAGATTTTGAGGGTTTTTATAGCATCATAACTGAAGGTATTACAGTAGAAAAGAAGAACAAAGATGAGTTGTTTATCCCTTACTCTGACTCACCAAAAGTGATATTTACCACTAACTATACGATACCTAACTCTGGTAATCATGCCAAGCGGAGGCAAAAGGTGTTGGAATTTAGTGGATATTTTGGGTCAACCAGAACACCAGAGGATGAGTTCGGTCACAAGCTTTTTGAAGATTGGGACAAGGATGAATGGAATAGATTTTACAATTTAATGTTTGATTCAGTTAAGGGATACCTTGACTTTGGTGTTTTAGAAGTAAAGTCAAGTCAGAAAATAAAAAGAAAACAAATCAGAGTGCAGTTCGGAGAGGAGTTTTTGGATTACTTTTTAAGTGTTATAGAGGAGCAATGTGGATGGATTAAGTTAGAACAATTATATAATGATTTTATGACAATGAGTGGTTTTGATAAAAAAGATTATAGTGTCAAAAGGTTCACCAAAGGGGTGGAGGAGGCGTGCGGAATTTTAAATTTGGTGTTTCAACAAAAAAGGGACAAAGGGTCGGGTGGAAAAAAGTTGTATAACTTTAATAGCGAAAATGGGACATATGATGATTTATTTTAATATAATAGGGTTTTTTTAACATGAGATTTGGGGTTTAACATCATCTTAACATCATTTTAACATCATTTTTGGTACTTAACTCATTGACAATCAACGCGGATACACGATTAACATCATTTTTTCCGTTTTTTAGGGTATATGTGTTTTTTTTCCGAAAAGTATAGGGTATAGAAAAGAAGAAAAGATGAAAATATGGTGTTATGGTGTTAAATGGGATTTTTGGGGTTTTTGGGGTTTTTTGGAGGGTTGGAGTTTAGTGAAGCAGGGTTAGTCGACCAGGGGGTTAACACCTTAACATGATATTATATTTCTCATTGATAAAAGGTCAATTCAGTTATAAGAAGAAAGGGTACTATGCAATGCAAGGTACTATATAATACACTTTAATATTTTAATATGCTTACTAAGGAAAATTTGCTGTCGGTTATTTGTTTTGTAAGTGGTTTACCGGAGGATGAGATTAGAGGGCAAAATAGGGCGCGTGGCTTGGTTCTGTGTCGCCATGCTTACTATTTCCTTGCCAGGGAAAAAATGGGGCTTAAATTGGTTGAAATAGGGGAAGTTTTTGGTTCTGATCATACTACGGTCATTCATGGGATTAAAAAAGTAAAAGATATGATTTCAATAAATGATGAAATAACTTTAAATTTTATAAATAAAATAAATTATTGCATAAAAGAAAAATATTTAATCCCTACAATCCTAATGGTTAGCATTCCAAACGAATTGGATGCCAACCAGGTTATTGATAGTATTAAAGAACTTGGATGTTCAATTGATATTATGTAAAAAAACTTTGATGCTTAACATACATAGCTATGCAGTATAACGTAAAGTTTACGTTTTGCTTGTTATCGTAATTAAGATAAGAGATTTGTAGTGCAGAATAGTTTTGGTTGATCCAATCATAAAGTTTTTCGTAATGTTCCATAATTTATTTTTTTAGTTGGGGTTTTTTGTGGCGCGGAAATTTTTGTCGGGTTTTTTGGCGGTCGGGAATTTTTGGGGGTTTTTGGGATTTTTGGCGGTTTGGGATTTTTGGGTTTTTTGGTGGATGGGGGTTTTTGGCCTGAATGCCATTACCTGGACTCCTGGACCTGGATGCCATTACCTGGACCTCCTGGACCTGGATGCCATTACCTGGACCTCCTGGACCTGGATGCCATTGCCTGGACTCCTGGACCTGGATGCCATTACCTGGACCTCCTGGACCTGGATGCCATTGCCTGGACTCCTGGACCTGGATGCCATTGCCTGGACCTCCTGGACTTGGATGCCATTGCCTGGACTCCTGGACCTGGATGCCATTACCTGGACTTCCTGGACATTTTCATAGGTTAATACAAAAAAAGCGCAATTGTATGCGCTTAATTTGTTTCGGCCTTATGGCCTCGTCAGTTAACCCCTTGCTTGTATTGGCTGAATTTCGTACAAATGTTGATCATAAAATAAACGATAAACAATATTGAATTTTTCATCTTCAATATTAATACAGGGACACTGCCCTATTTCAGTATTGAATGAACCATGTGACAAATAAAGTCCTCTATCGATATTGGTAACGATTAGCCCCCATTCAGTAGCTTTGAGATAAGATAAAAAATAAATATTCATAGTAATAAAATTTAGTAATTTATAAGCTATATGCATCCTGTAAATAACCAATAATAAGGCCTGCGATAATTAGCGCAATAATTAATCGTAATAAGTCTTTATTGATTTTCATAATTTACTTATTATTAAATGTGATTTAATCCAATCTTTGTTAACTTGCTTTTTTTCTAATTCAGTTAAAATTGCTTTTTTAACATCTTGAACAGTTACTTTTTTCGGTTTTTTCGTTTTTTCTTTTTTCATGGCTGTAGTTTTAAAATTTCCTTAATTTCATAAAAATCTGCAACAAAAATTCTGTCTTTTTTATCTTCTTCTTCGTAATTTTTTAATGCTTTTATTGCCTGTTCCAATGTATCAAAACCATCAATAAAATTTCCCGCTTCAGAATCTTGTATTA